CTAGTTTCAGCTTCATGACGAGGAGCTCGTGCCATTAGAATTCCTCCTATTACGTAAAGGTGAAATTGACTGCTGGAATTGAAATTAGTGGACCATTATGCACGGTTACTGGAACAGTTCCAGCCACAGCATTAGTTGGATCTACGGTGCAGGTAACACTCGTGGCAGAAACAAAAGTTGTTGCTAGATCAACACCTCCAAAGGTAACAACAGTTTCAGTTGTAAATCCAGTTCCAGTACAAGTCATTGTCAAAGGAGCAGTAGCATGAACAGCCGTAGCAGGAGCAAGTGTCGTTAAAGTGGGCGGAACTTCATAAGTAATGACGAATGTGCTACCAACCGGGCAGCTATCTAAGAAAAGACTTGAAGCATAAAATTTAGCCCCGGATAGAAGAAGACTCCCAGGACTCATATATTGAATTGCTGGCCGAATATTAAAAAGATTAGGACTACCAGGTAAACCACTATCAGACAAACCAAAATAGTCATAATATCCAGGCGCAGACGGTGCTACCGACATGCTAATATCGTTCACTCTTATATTTGACTGAAGAACTGTTCCGACGTTCGCTGAAGTAACATTCTGCGTAGGCATCAGAATCCTTCCCAGTTACCTAAACTAATCGCAACCCCGTAAGTGAATGCATCAAGCAAATCATCTTGGCGATCTTCTACATCACCTACACGGAACCCCAGAACTTGCCCAAGAAGATGATTCTTTGTCACTTGCTTATAGGTAAGAACTCTATCGTACGCAGTTTCAAGAATCTTAACCATACCCCGGAATACGTATCCGCTTACGTTGATAGCGCGCTCCGCTTTGCCTAGTTGCGTGAGCTTTTGAGGCATTTCGTTCACGACCAGCATCCGACGTCGCGCTTGCTGTAGCAGGATCGACCCACTTGCCTTGTCTTCGATAAAGCAACCTCGGTGTCCTAGTCGGGATCCGCATTTCTTGGCATATTCCTCAAGATTGTTGTACACGACCGGTAGCCAAGTCTCAAGCATCGAGCCTTCAATTTGCAAATATTCATAATCAATAATCTTGAGCCACTTTTCCTCGCCAAGTTTTTCGTAGGCCCAATAGATAACCCCGGTTCCATCGTTTTCTTTGCCAGTTTTGACCGCAGTATCCATAGTGGCAAAGACATAGAGACATCGCTGTGGGAAAGGTTCTGGCTTTCCTTCCGTGAGCATATTGTTTAATGAAAAGAATGCTTCGCCTGACCAATCAACAAATTCTGCTAAGTATTCTTGGGCGTAGACAAGGGGGTGGTTGTCGCGCTCAAGGCGTGCCAGTTCATCGGCTGGGAGGAAAGGATTGCTATGTGACGGTGCATGGTATTCTTTGAATCCGTACTCTGACAAATTGCAGATTCGCCAGAAAAGATTATCCTCGTTGATGCCGTTAGTGTTTGACGCAACAATGGCCGCGCCTCTAAAGTCAAGTAAGGTAGGACGGATTGCTTTTTCCCATATTTGGATGGCATTGGATTTGGTGAACGCGGCTTCGTCGATGATAACGAGATGGTAACGGCGGGACCGTCCGGCCTTTTCGTCTTCGAGGGTCCAGAGTTCAATACGACCTCCAGTAGTTGTGTGAATGATGCCCAGGTTGCGTGAGGAGTTTCGAACGGCGGGTTCTAGCGTAACTTCGTTCTCGCTGTATGCCTCCGACGCATACCGATAATTGGGAACGAACCACCCAACCTGAGCACCCTTCGCGGCGAAATCGCAAGCAACTGTTTTGAGGAAGTTAGTCTTTCCCCATCGCCTACCACATCGCAACGCCCTGAAACGAGCTGACATCAAAAAAGCTTCTCTCTGCCCAGGATGCAAATTGGGCAGACTAATGATTTTCCTTTCAGGATTAACAGGAATAGGAAGAACGTGTGCTGTCATAACTCATGGGGGGAAGCCGGTACGTCCGGGCAGGGATACGCCCAGCTTCCCCTTGGTCGTAGCACCGGGAACGAGTCGGGGGGCTGATTCGCACTATGCTACGATTCTGGATTTCCGCTACCGTTGGTTTTCTTCTGGTTACTATTTTCTGTTCCAGGCATTATAATATTGGTGCCAGGAAGATCCGGAAGACCACCCTCGATGCGGATTGTCACTCCAGCCGTGATATCACTGGCTACCTGTTGAAGACGAGGATGCTCGTATGCGGCACATGCCTTCGCCGCGTCAATCCGGGTTGACATCGGCAGAGTATCATCTTCATATACCTGTCGGAGCCATTCTTTAGGCGGAAGACCTTTGACGTTAAATCCATGACTCCTCGGCCCAAGAACTTCGCCTTCTTTAGGTTTATCCATGTGACAAGGAAAGAACAGACCCCCATACATAAGATCAGGGTCACGGTTCAACGAGACGTGGCTCAAAGCTCTGCGTCCGTTGAATTCAGCGATATACTACAACATTTGCCTCTTGACAAGCCCCGTGCTACAATTTTATTGCTATGGAGATGGTTAAATGACAATCAGAGAAGACGAGCAACTAATAAAACGGATCGCTGATCGTACCAAATATCCCTTAGAATGGTCTGCATTATTCTGGGAACTAAAGGAAGTTCATTTTGGATTTTGTCCATTACGACTGGCTGATTTATTACACTCAAGGGATGAAGTATTCACCAAAGAAATCAATGGTATCCACCAAAACGTCGATGTTCTGAATGGTTCTTTTCGTGGAGGATGGAAACCTAAGTTCACAAGATAGAAAACCCACGGTCCTAGACATCCTGTCACCCCGAAGGGGACCGTGGGCTGAAGGGGTGGACTCGTGCTCCCACCCCAGGGGCCTCTTACGTCATGTTCACCAAAGCACATGGAACGGGGAGGCCCCACTTCTTGCTTGCAAATCCCAATATTGTAAAGTACAATTAACTAAGCATGACCGATAAGGAAACACGAGACATAGCCGATCTTGTGATTGCTATCGTGCTATTTGCAATCGCAACCGGAGTCGCTATAGCAATCATCACAGCAATGATAAAGTTCTAATCACATGCCAAAAGTCACTTGTCCATGCTGTCACGGTACATGTTGGATCGTGGTATACGACCCAGAAAAAATGGAAATCGCAAGCCGAGAACCTTGCAGCCATTGTGAAGGGACAGGAGAAGTAGAAGCGGAAGTAGAGGAAAAGGAAAATGGCAGCATCCAATGATACTGTCTTAGGTATCTACACTGTACTACGACGATACTTAACCGGTAGGCAAATTAGGTTGATTCTAGATGATATGGCTGAAGTACCAGGGAATCAATCATTTAGAGACACTATAATCCGGCTGCAGACTCTGCACGCAAACAAATCAGCAGGAAGTAAAGAAGTAGGCAACAAGTGACAAAAGGAGGGCTTTATGTCACCGAGAAAAGTGCGATTTACCGCTGTGGTAAATTGGGATGACTTTACATCTATAGACAGTCTCATCACACAAGGCGGAGGACAGGCGTTCGATATAACACCACTAGGAGAGGGGCAAACAGGGCGACGAAAAGGTAAGAAGGGAATACATCATAACATATATAAGAAAAATGCCCAAGATATAATTTTTGACGCATTTAGCTCCGGGATAACTCTGACAATCAGTCAGATCAAAAAGGCTCTTAGTACTCCTATGCCCACTGGAACCATATCAGGTTCTCTAGCCAAACTTCGAAAAGCAGGCAAGATTGTTCATGCGGGGAAAGGGAGGTGGAAGCTAAAATAATCCTGCTTGCGTTCCGCGTTTTTGTAAAGTATAATTATTGCCACTACGAAAGTTGGCACTTTTAGAAAGGAGAATAAAATGGACGATCTACCTTCCCTAACGCGGTTGACACGTGACTTACGTGAAGCAACCGCCACATTATCGGATGCTGAAGCCCGTTTCCTGGTCGATGCTTACTACATCATCCAGGAAGACCGCAAGCGTTCCGGCAACCAAGTTCGCAGCATGGGTGACGAACCCCATCGACTGCTAACATGGTTCTTCGGTCAGAACCAAATGTTAGAAGGCCAGCTCAAAGCGGCCTTGGATCGGTATAGCGATAGCAAGCCTATCGGTCAGTGGATGAAGAGTGTGTATGGTATTGGCCCGGTGATTGCAGCCGGGTTGATAGCACACATTGACATCAAGCAAGCTCCAACAGCCGGTCACATCTGGCGCTTTGCCGGGTTGGATCCTACCTCCGAATGGAAAAAGGGTGAAAAGAGGCCATGGAACGCGCCCTTGAAAACCTTGTGCTGGCACAT